CTCCTCAGACACCCGTCCAGCGTCATCGGTCAGGGCTCGGGGAATTCACTCCAACGCCCCTGTTTTTACGAGGGGAATTGCTCAACATCTCCCATTTGCATGAGAGGGTTCGCAGTCGAGTCTTTCCCTCTTGCGAGGAGAAAAGAAGAGTAGGACCCTACAGCCCCCTCTATCCTCCCTCGGTAAAGGTAGGAATAGAGAAGTCCCAGGCGTGAAACTGACCCAGCTCTGTGGAAACTGCGAGTGGATTTATGGCTCGGGTTTGCCAGTTACATCAAGAAATGATCTACATCGTATTCTGGCATAGCATTTAATGAAAACAACTTATTACGCATCTCACGGGACTCAGACTTGAATTTCATGTCTTCTTCATATTGTGAGTGATAAGCTCCGGTGGGTGCCCATTGATTCCTACTAGACCAGTAACTATCCCAATACGTCTTTCTAGGCCTGCTACCCATACCTCTAACAGCTTTAAAGATATGTAATGCATGCGTATATACAGTATTGTGCTCTATATTACAAAGGTTGGGTACCGTTCTATTGACTTTCTCCGAATGCCAGTCTACAGTGCCTAAACCTCTGTTGACAAGTACTTCAAGCTCAAACATCTGCGTAAAGTCAATAGGTAGTAGATTCTGAACTGCCTTCAGTCGCAATGAAAAACGTTTCTTGATCACATTAAAAAAGTCTGCTGTATCATCGTACTTTGTCTGCCAAATACCAGATTTGCTCATTAGTTCTTTGTTCTCGACAGTTAAACTACTGGCCCATACTATACTTCCTACAAATAGTGCTTCCTGCATATCAGTGCCCAGCATGTGTTCCAGCCACGGTTTCAGAAAAGCGGCATTATCGTCTATATATTGCATCCCTTTTTTTCTAATTTCATGTATGGTTAAGTGTCTTAAGTGCCTGCTTGATACTTTATTATATTCAATCTGAGTCTCACCTGCCAGCAGTTTAGTCAAACGAGGGTATTTAGTGTACTGTCTATGTTTTTTTGTTTTTTTATTTATATATAACAAATAGTCTATAATTTCCTGGTTATTGATCATCCCATATGGAAATAAATCTGGTCCATTTTGGATCTTAGATATCCGTAACATGGCATCCGTAGAAAGTTCAGTTAAAAGAGTGTTTTTGTGTATGTACAAAGCAGTGACCCCGAGTTTGTCGAAGTATGCCGGATAAATCTTAATAGTTAAACCTCCTACTAGGTAAAAACGAGGGAAAGGTGGGAGCCAGCTCCATAATACATCAAATAAGTGAAAGTCAGCTTCCTCAAAAGTACTGACCAAATTATAATCCTCTG